TACTAAGATGTGAAGGGGGCTTAAAAAACCCCCTTTTTTATTGCATTATTTTTTATTTATAGTATTATCTTATTAACTGGGTGATTAACTATTCCACCACTGCCCCAGCAGACGATGCAACGATTGGGATAGTAACTTTTGCATAAGGAGTCCATTATGGGACGTAGTACATTTGAAGGCCCAATTTTATCGGGCGATAATCGTTTTGGTCCACAACGTGACGTTGGTCCAGCCTTGTTAGCTCAACAAGCGTTTTTAGATTTCTCTGTAACATCAGCAGGTCAAGCTGGTTATGGTGGCGGATCTAGAGTATTTGTTACATCAAATAATATTCCTAACCAAGCAGCTACTATCTGGACACCACAAAGTGGTATTTATAGTAACTCTGGTCCTACAGTAGCTTCTGCTCCTACAGCGGATACTTCAGGAACTGTTTATCGTGGCGCAGTATTTTTAGTTCCACAAGGCTCAAACATTACTGATGTTATCGTTGATGTTGGTGTATTACCTACTGACGGTTCAGTAACTGCTAACTCAATTCAACCATATGTTTCTAACAACTTTGCAACTTCAACAGGTGTATACGCTACTATGGCTGCTATTACTTCAGCTACTCGTGGTACAGCTACATTTGTTGGTACACAGTTAGACTATGCTTATGGTACATTGCAAGATGTTCAAAATATTCAACCTGGTACACAACCTTCATGGTTCAGCCAAGTTGTTGTGACATTAAAGATTACTAATACAAGCTTGACTACACCTACATCTGGTCAAATTGCTATTACGTTAAAGTATGCACAGCAAGATATGAACATTGGTAATGCAACAACTTACCCATATGGTAACTTTGACTAATTAATCCGGGGGGTCTTCGGGCCCCTTTTTAAAATCTTAGGAGATTAATATGGCACAAAGCTCAAGTGGAATACCAAGTACCAATAATTCGGTAAACTCAATTACTCGTCAAGCGAAATATGAGCCGTTTGATTTACAAGTTGCTCGTGGTCAAATTTATGGTCATAGTGTTTTAAATATCTATGGCTACCAAGCATCGGTAGGCACATCTTTTGTTCCTGTATGGGAAGGCAATACTACTTACACTTTCCCATTATCTGCTATTCAGATGCATCTTGTTAGTTCTGTTAACACTGGTGCTGATGCAACTGCGTTAATCACTATTAACGGCTTGGATGCAAATTACAATCAAATTTCTGAAACTATTAAGTTGAACGGTACAACAGCTGTAACTACAGTGAAATCTTATTTCCGTATCAATAGTATGTCAGTAACAAGTGGTGCTCCTACTGGTAACATTACTTTAAAAGATACATCAGATACAACTTTGTACGCAGAGATTGCAGCAGGTAATGGTCGTACTTTAATGGGTATTTATACCGTACCAGCAGGATATACTTATTATTTGAGTCGTATTGACATCAATACTAGTTTAAATGCCAATCCAGCAGGATTTGCAACATATCAAAACTATCAAACAAGTAGTTCAGGTGTACCAACTGTTACTATCATTGCCCCATTTACAAATAACTATCATACACAACGAGTAATGCCAAGGCTTGTTGCTGAAAAAACAGATATCCAATTGCAAGCAAAAGTTAGCACTGGTACTGCTGCTTTAACAGTTTCGCAAGAAGGTTACTTAATTTCTAACGGATCGTAATGTGGCTACTAAGAAGAAAGGACCCAGTCTCGCAGTTGGAAGAGGCGAAAAACTCCCGGTTTCTAAAGGGGCTGGACTTACTGCTAAAGGTCGTTCGAAATATAACAGGGAAACTGGATCGCACTTAAAAGCTCCCCAACCTGAAGGCGGACCTCGTAAGAAATCATTCTGCGCCCGTATGTCTGGTATGCCTGGACCAATGAAAGATGAGAACGGCAAACCAACACGTAAAGCAGCAAGCCTTAAAAGGTGGAAATGCTAAATGACTATCTATGAAATATTAACTGTGGTAGCCTATGTACTAGGGGCGATTGTAAGCTTTGTACTGAAAGAAAAAGCTAGTGAATTACAACGTCAAGGTATATTATTGAATAAAACTCGTGAGGAAATTGCTCGTGATTACATTACTAAAAGTGAAGTTCGCAGCGATATGGACCAAATTATTAACCGCTTTGACAGGCTCGAAGCAAAACTCGACAGATTCATCGAAGGACACAAGTAATGCCGAGCAAAAGTAAATCTCAGCATAATTTGATGGAGGCGGTTGCCCACTCCCCGGCATTCGCTAAGAAGGTAGGTATCCCACAATCCGTGGGTAAAGATTTTAGTGAAGCCGATAAAGGCAAAAAATTTAAGAAAGGTGGTGATGTGATGGCAACAATGAATCCAGCAATGGCAAGACGTATGATGATGGCGAAGAAAGCGGCATCTATGGGTGCAGGACCTGCTCCAGCAGCAGCAGGGATGGGCATGAAAAAAGGAGGAAAGACTGTGAAGAAAATGGCAAGTGGCGGTATGGCAAAAGAGACTATGGGCAAAGTTAGAGTAGCTGCTCCTAGTAAAGATGGTATTGCTGAACGTGGTCATACACGTGCAATGATGCCTAAAATGGCCGGTTCAACAACCGGAATGAAAAAAGGCGGAATGGCTAAGAAAGGAAAATGTTAATCATGGAACATAAACATAATGTAGAACATGTAAAACAACACGCCGCTGGTCATATGCATGAGCAAGAAAAAGTGTCTAAGCATTATGGAGACCCAGCTCACAAAATGCATCATGAGCATGTAAAAGCTATGTGCGGTGGCGGCATGACTAAGGGTAAAAAGTGAGAGCGTCTCGTGGGATGGGAGATATTAGCCCATCCAAAATGCCTAAAGCTAAAACGGTTGTCCGTAAGGATAACCCTGATGATGTCACGATGTATAAAAAAGGTGGCGAAGTTTGGGATAAGCCTAGACCAAAAAGTTTAGGTAAACCAAAGCATTTAAGTTCTGCTAAAAAAGCCTCGGCAAAAGCAGCAGCCAAAGCAGCTGGTAGACCTTATCCTAATTTAATTGATAACATGAAAGCAGCGAGGAAAAAATGAATTTATTTGAAAGAGTCATGATGCATATTAAAAGCACTGGACACGCAATAGAGAGCGAAGAACATAATTTATTAAATGACTTTGTTACTTATTTAGGTAGTGATAAAGTAGTTTCTAGTTTTTCAGATTCTCCAGTTGTTAAAAGTTTTGTGGCTTCTATTGTTCCACAACCTGATCCTACACCTGTAGTTATTGCTCCTCCACCAGTAATTCCAGCACCTGAACCAGAACCTGTTGTTGGAGCTCCAGTAGAAACACCTGTACCTGTTGAAACCCCATCTGTGAGTTAATCCATGAGTACATCTGGGTTATCCACGTTCAATCTCGATATGGGCGACCTCGTTGAGGAAGCCTTTGAAAGATGCGGGTCACAGTCACGTTCTGGATATGATTTTAGAACGGCTGCTCGTAGTGTTAACTTATTAACTATTGAATGGGCTAATCGTGGTATTAATCTTTGGACTATTGAGCAAGGTCAAATACCTATCAACATTAATGCTGGACAAATTAGTTACCCAATTCCTGTAGATACTATTGATTTATATGATCACGTTATTCGTCAGGGTTCAGGACAAAACCAAGTAGATATTAATATAACTCGTATATCTGCTGATACATATCTTACTATTCCTACTAAAAATGCTTATGGAAGACCTATCCAAGTTTGGGTAGATAGACAGTCAGGTAACGTAGATTCAACTCCTACAACTACATTAACACAAGCTGCTGGAGCAACTGATACGACTTTGTATGTAGCTAGTACAGCCAATTTAAGAAGTCAAGGTTATATTAATATAGATGGAGAAACTATACTCTATCAAAACTTAGGTTCAGCTAATACTAGCAACGCTAATCAACTTTTAAATTGTTTCCGTGGACAAAATAATACAACTGCTATAGCACATAATTCAGGCGCTAATGTTTACATAAATTATTTACCTAATGTTAATATTTGGCCTACTGGTGTTCCTGGTACTCAATATAATTTTGTTTACTGGCGTATGAGACGTTTACAAGACGCAGGTATAGGTGTGATCAATCAAGATATTCCATTCCGTTGGATTCCTGTTATGGTTGCAGGATTGTCGTTTTATATTTCTTTAAAACTTATGGGTATTGATCCTAATCGTATTCCTATGTTAAAAACTGAATATGAACAGCAGTTTGCGTTAGCAGCTGATGAGGATAGAGAAAAAGCTGCTTGGCGTATTGTGCCTCGCAACATGAATTATTATAGGTAAACTATGCCAAATAAGTTTGCTTCTGGTAAACATTCGATTGCGGAGTGTGACCGTTGTGGCGAAAGATTTAAGTTGCATGAACTACGTACTGAGACTCTTAAGACTAAACCTTTTAAGATAAAAGTATGTAGACCTTGTTGGGATCCTGATCATCCACAATTGCAGTTAGGTATGTATCCTGTTTCTGACCCGCAGGGTGTACGTGAACCAAGACCAGATGTATCATATTACACATCAGGTAGTACAGGTTTATACGTAAGTCCTGTAGCAAGTAACGATATTAATAATGCAGGTTATCCGTCTGATGGTAGTAGACAGACACAGTGGGGTTGGAATCCAGTTGGCGGGGCAAGAGGATTTGCTGATTCTTTTGTTCCAAATGACTTGAATTTAGTGATTACAATAGGTACAGTTACTGTATCGACAACTTAGGAGTATTAAAATGGCAACTATGAAACATGATGACGAAGCACAAGATAAAAAACTTATCAGCAAAATGCTAAAAGAAAAAGGTCTTAAGCATGGCGGTAAAGTTAAAAAGATAGCTAAAGGTGGCGTGACAGGCAAAGCAATGAAAGCAGTAGGTCGTAATTTGGCTCGTGCTCATAACCAAAAACCTGGGAGCAAATAATGGCTACTCAGATTAAACCAACTACTAGAAATAGTTCGCCTATGCATACTGGGCGTGCTAAGAATAATGGTCCAGCAGAAGAGTACGAAAAGAATGGTACTGGCGTAGCTGCAGAACGTAAAGCTACTGGACATGATATGAAAGATCCAAATACTATGAGAGCCGATGAACTAGTCCCTGGCGGTCCTGCTATGACTGTATCTATCGGTAACAAGACTCGTGGACCAAAGACTGATGGTATTGAAGTCCGTGGTTCCGGTGCAGCAACCAAAGGGCGTATGGCACGTGGCCCGATGGCTTAATTTTAACTAAAGAGGAAAATATGAACTTTCAATTAGAACAAAATGAATTTGAATTTGTGTGTAATGTATTAGGTGAATTACCTACTAAAAGCGGCGCGTTTATGGTTTTACAAAAACTGCAAGCACAAGCTGCTGCTAGTAAAGTAATTGCATCTGCACAAGAAACACAACCAGAAGAAAAAGTGCAGTAATGAACTACGTCCAGTTATATCAAGCAATACAAGACTACTCTGAAAATACGGAATCATTATTTGTAGCTAATATTCCTACGTTTGTTCAGCAGTGTGAAGAGAGAGTTTATAACTCTGTTCAATTTCCGTCTTTGCGCAAAAATGTAACTGGATCTTTAACTGCAACTAATCCTTATTTATCTTTACCAAATGATTACATATCGACATATTCTTTAGCCTTGTATCAAGTTACAGGGTCGACTTACACAGTTCCTTATACTTATCTTCTTAATAAAGACGTTAACTTTATACGTCAGTTATACCCAGACCCAAGCCAAACAGGGACCCCAAAATACTACGCTTTATTTGGTAGCCAATATTCAAACATCAATGAATTGTCATTGATTCTTGGTCCTACACCAGACGCTGCTTATAGTGCAGAGTTACATTACTTTTATTATCCACCTTCAATCGTGCAAGGTATTATTTCTACATTAGGAGCTATTACAGCTGGTAGTGCGTATACTCCAGGAAATTATGTAGAAGTACCACTAGTCTATTCTGGTACAAATGTTGGAGCTGGTAGTAGCGCAACTGCAAATATTACTGTTAATAGTAGCGGACAAGTAAGTTCAGTTACATTAACTAATGGCGGACAATTTTACGCTAATAACGAAACATTAACTGCAGCTAGTGGTTATATAGGTTCATCTGGTGTTGGTTTTTCTATTCCTATAACTGCGGTAAATAATTCTACTGGTACATCATGGCTTGGCGATAATTTTGATCCTGTTCTTTTATACGGTTCTATGCGTGAAGCTATGTTGTTTATGAAACAAGAACAAGATATGGTTACTTATTATGAAGATAAATATAAAGAGGCTCTTCAATTAGCTATCCGTCTTGGTAATGGTCTTGAACGTGGTGATGCGTACAGGGATGGAATGACTAAACTTAACACTAATCTTAGAGGTAATGTTATCGTATGATTACCCAAACGTCCTGTACTGTCTTTCAACAAAACTTACTAAGTGGATTAGAGAACTTTGCTGTTGGTACACCTTATACGTATAAAATTGCTTTATATAATGCTAATGCAAATCTAGGGCAACAGACTACTACTTATTCAAGCGTAAATGAAGTTGTAGGTACAGGGTATACAGCTGGTGGTCAGACTTTAACAATATCTACACACCCAACACAAAATTCACAATACAATGTAACTTATGTATCATTTAATAATGCAGTTTGGAGTCCCGCAAGCTTTACTGCACGAGGTGCGTTGGTATACAATGCAACTACAGGAGCAGCGTGTTTTGTGTTGAATTTTGGGTCAGATAAAATTTGTACTACGAGCTTTACTGTACAGTTTCCGACAGCAGCATACAACAGTGCGATATTAACCATTGGAACTAATACAAGTAGTATTAACTATAGCAGTCCAGATTAGGAGAGATTATGCAAAATGAATTAGCAAGCTGCGGTGATAACGCTGTAGCAACATTACAAGCAAATGTAGCTATTCCGGAAGGTATGGGGGTAGATGGACATTATCATGTTGTATGCCGTGATGCAAATGGCAATGTAAAGTGGGAAGAAGAGTTTCCTAATTTAGTTGTTGCTGTTGGTAAACAGTTAATGCTTGATACATTATTAAGAGGTTCTGCCTATACTGTTGTTGGACCATTCTTAGGTTTGATAGGTAACTCAACAACATTTGCAGCTGCCGATACAATGGCATCCCACACATGGACAGAATTTATTAACTACACAGTTGGTGGTTCAGCAGTACGTGGAACAGCAGTATTTGCCGCATCTACATCATCAGGAACTACACCATCTAATGTAACAACATCAACTGCATCTGCAATTACTTATACAATTACAGGCGCTGGTGGTACAGTTTATGGATGCTTCTTGGTAACAGGATCAGGTGCTGTAAGTACACAAGGAAGTACAGCAGGAGTTTTATATTCCGAAGGTAACTTTGCTACTGCTAAAACAACAACAGCTGGCGATACAGTTTCAGTAACATATAGCACAACCGCTACAAGCTAAGGAGTCCTAAATGGCTCTAGTAGTTTATGACCGAGTCCAAGAGACTACGGCTACCACAGGCACAGGGGCAATAACCCTTGCTGGAGCAGTAGCTGGATACCAATCTTTTGCCGTAGTTGGCAACGGAAATACTACTTACTACTGTATTCTTAGCGGTACAGCATGGGAAGTAGGTCTTGGCACATACTCAACTACAGGACCTACTCTAACTAGAACTACTGTTTTTTCTAACTCTAATGGCAATACATCACCGATAACTTTAACTGGTATATCTAGTGTATTTGTTACTTATCCTGCTGAGTATTCAGTTACTCAAGGAAGTGCATTAGGAACTCCGTCTTCTGCAACACTTACCAATGCTACAGGTCTTCCTTTAACATCAGGCGTAACAGGTGTTTTACCAACAGCCAATGGTGGTACAGGAGTTACAACATCTTCAGGCGCAAGTTCAAATGTATTACGTGATGCCAACTCAAACGTAACAGCTAATAACTTTTTAGGTGGTTATAACGTCATTACAGCCGCAGGTACAACAACGGTTTTAACTGTATCTTCTGCTTACTATCAAAGAATTAGTGGATCAACTACTCAGACTATTCAATTACCTGTAGGTACAACAGTAGTTCAAGGTCAAGGTTTTACTTTTGATAATGATTCATCAGGTGCAGTGACTATTGTTGATAGTGCATCAGGTTTTATTGATACTGTTCCATCAGGCGGATATTCTTATATATTTTGCGAAGATAACTCAACAAGTGCAGGTTCTTGGGGTAAATATGCATTATTACCTGCATCATATGATTTCAGTACTACAACAGCTAACTTTGGCACAGCCACATTAACCAATGGAACTTGGAATGGAAGCACGATTGGTACAGGCTATGGCGGTACAGGTTTAACTACATTCACTGCGGCTAATAATGCTCTTTACTCAACGTCAGCAGGTGCTTTAGCAGCAGGTACTTTACCAGTAGCGGCAGGTGGTACAGGGGTTACAACTACTCCAACAAATGGTCAGTTATTAATTGGTAATGGAACAACTTATACTGTAGCCTCATTAGGTACAAGTACAGGTATTAGCACAACAACAGGCGCTGGTACATTAACCATCAATAACACAGGTGTTACTTCAGCTGTTGCAGGCACAGGCATTTCTGTATCAGGAGCCACAGGCGCTGTAACCATTACCAATTCATTACCAATGACATATCCCGGTGCAGGCATACCTAACTCTACAGGTAGCGCATGGGGAACATCTTATTCAACAACGGGTTCAGGTTCTGTAGTATTAAGCACATCACCTACATTAACTACTCCAAACTTAGGCACACCTAGTGCTATAGTTTTAACCAACGCTACTTCAGTTCCAGTAAACCAAGCAACAGGCACATTGGCTGTAGCAAATGGCGGAACCGGATTAACAACTGCACCGACTAACGGTCAAATTGATATAGGTAGTACAGGTGTTGGATTTGTAAGAACTACTTTAAGCGCTGGTACAGGCATATCTGTAACTAATGCCGCAGGTTCAATTACTATTACTAATACTAGTCCATCAAGTGGTGGTACAGTTACATCTGTTACAGGAACTTCTCCAGTCGTATCTTCAGGCGGTAATACACCTGCAATTAGCCTTGCTTCAGGTTATGGCGATACACAGAACCCATATGCATCTAAAACAGCAAACTATTTCTTGGCGGCTCCTAATGGTGCGGCAGGTGCTCCTACATTCAGGGCAATTGTAGCGGCTGATGTTCCAACGCTTAATCAAAATACAACAGGAACTGCGGGTGGTTTATCAGGAACACCTAACATCACTGTGGGTACAGTAAACGGAACAACAATAACAGTGTCAACACAGTTTAGTGGTCCGGGCACAGGATTAACAGGTTCAGCATCAAGTTTATCTATTGGTGGTAATGCCGCAACCGCAACTACAGCAACAACCGCAACTAATCAATCAGGTGGAACAGTATCTGCTACAACAGGGTCGTTTAGTGGAACCTTAACATTAACAAAAGGTGGTTCTGGACCTAATACCTTTTCAGCATTAAATGCATCTGGTGATATTACAACAGCAAGAAGTTCAACTTCAGGCGTTATATTTTTAGGAACTAGTGGTAATAATTATGTGTATTATGATGGCTCTAATTATTATATGCCGGGTGGGCAGTTATACGTTAATGGAACACAAGCAGTTCTTAACTCAGGTACTTGGGGTATAAGTATTTCAGGGAATGCTGCTACGGCTACCTCTGCTACATCTGCAACTACAGCAACAACCGCAAATGCTTTAAATACAAGTAACTCATATACAGTTACAGGATTTACTGTCACGGGTGGAGCAGGAAATTTTAACCTAACAAATGCAACATCAAATTATATTACTTGGAATCAGGCAGGTGTTGCTGCTCCAACTTTAAACTCATCAAGTGTTGGTACTAAATTAATACTATATCCAAACGTAAGTTCAAGTGCGGTTGATTTTGCATTAGGTATTGCAAGTAGTACTTTATGGCAGTCTGTTGCTAATTCAAGTTGTCAATTCCAATGGTTTGCAGGTACTTCATCAGTAGCAACATTAAGTGGAACCGGTACACTATCAGCATCTTCATTCTCAGGTGCAGGAACAGGATTAACAGGAACGGCTTCTTCGTTATCTATTGGTGGTAATGCGGCTACTGCTACAACTGCAAATAACCAAACAGGTGGCGCAGCAAATCAGATTCAATACAATACAGGTGCAAGCGCATCATCATTTATTGTTGCACCTACTGTAGCAAGTACATATTTACAGTGGACGGGTAGTGCTTTTGCTTGGGCATCTTCTACTGGTCCTACCGGACCTACAGGACCCACTGGACCTACAGGTAGTCCCGGACCCACAGGACCAACAGGTGCAACTGGACCAACCGGACCAACCGGAAGCCCCGGACCAACTGGACCTACAGGACCAACGGGACCTGCTGGACCAAATCAATTGCCTTCTACTGGACCATTCTTCCAAAATGCAAATACTTTATCATCTAACTTAACTATTACAGGTTATAACGCTATGGCAGCTGGACCTTTGACAATTAACACGGGCGTTACCTTAACTGTGGCTACAGGTTATAGGGCGGTTATTGTATGAGTCATCTCCCTATTTGGTATCTTGGACGAGTACCTGAAGAAGAGATTAATAAGGCTAACCAAGAATTTAAAGCGATTGAAACTAAGAAAGCCACAATGGGTCCGGATGGGGAAAGCTTAGATGTTGTTGGTAGAGATACAACTGTTGCATTTGCTGAAGATGATAATTGGTTTGGTGTAAAGATGTATAACTTTGCCATTATTGCCAATAAAGAATGTGGTTGGGATTTTGATGTTAAAGGACACGAAGCTGTTCAATATGCAGAATATGGGCCAAAACAACATTACCATTGGCATGTAGATACATTCCCTTTATCTGGCAGACCAATAGATAGAAAGATTACAGTAGTTTGTTTAATGAATGATCCAAGCGAATTTACTGGTGGGCAGTTTCAGCTTAAGTTATATCAAGACTATACAGCGCCTTTAGAAAAAGGTTCTATTATTGCATTCCCATCATTCTTAGAACACAGAGTTATTCCTATTGAATCTGGCGTAAGATATAGCGCAACTATGTGGGTTAATGGTCCGAGGTTTAGATAATGTTTGGTATATCAACCTTTGCGCAAGCACCCTACGCTGGCTTAGGTACAACCCTATACACGTTTTCGATTACTGAAAATTCAGGATTAGCCGATTCTAGTACGCAGTTAGATGCTTTCTTGTTTAGCTTTACCGACAACATTACCATGAACAATGGTGATGCAGAACAACAAAACTTGTATGGAAGTGTTACTGAAAACACCGGTATAGCGGATTCAAGCACTCAAATATCTGCATTCTTAGAGTCTATCTCAGAAAACTCAACGCAATTAGATACGCCTAGTATTGCTGCGCAGTTTGCGGTAAGCGACACAGAAGCTGTAACTATGGCTGATTTTAGTGCTCAATACTTTGCGGCTTTAGAATCTGATACAGAGAACGTCAATATGGCTGACTCTAATAGTCAAGCCTCTAGTTTTAACTTTACAGATACTGAAAACATTACTTTGGCAGAAACAGATTCAATTACTGCTCAGTTTGCGGTCAGCGATACTGAAAACATTAATACAGCCGATTCCAGCACCCAGCAATCTACTTTCTTGCAGACCAGAACCGAACCTATTACATCTGCAGAAACCGAAGCTATTGCAGCTGGATTTGCTGTATCAGATACCGAGAATATTACCGTAGCTGATTCTAGTACTCAGCAGTCTACTTTCTTGAATTCAATTAGTGAAAATAGTAATTTAGCAGATGCTGAAACAATAAAAGCTGCTTTTGCTGTGTCCGATACTGAAAATATAGGTGTAAACGATAGCTCGTCAATCTCAGCTCAATACTCTACAAGTATCGCTGAAGCTGTGACTATGGCAGACGTAGAAACAATAGTTTCTATATATTTACTATCTATTATTGAGAATTCAGCGGTTGCTTCTGTACAGTCTATAACTGCCCAGTTTTTAGATACTATTTTCGAAAATGTAAACCTAGCGGATTCTAATACGCAACAATCTAATTTCCTTGAAAATATTACTGAAAATATTAACTTATTAGCTCTTTACATTGTTACAGGATGGGTTAAAATCAATGATGATCAGACAGTAACATGGAATGCTATTAATAATGGTAATACAGTAACATGGAATAATATTAACAATACGCAATCAACAGCATGGACTTTGATTAATGATTCTCAATAAGGATTTGTATGTCTACACCTACAACTAGTCTATTACTACAAGAAATAAACACTGGGGATCAGTCAGGTACTTGGGGTACTTCTGTTAATACAAACATGCAGTTAATTGACGATTCAATTGCTGGTGTATCAAGCATTACTTTTAACGGATCAAATAACTATACATTAAGCAATATTAATTATGCTAGTGATGAAGCTCGTAAGATGGTTATCATTGCTAATGGTTCTCCTGGATCATTTAATCAGATTGTTGCTCCGCTAGTTACTAAACTTTATGTAGTTATTAATAGAACCAATGTAGCCATTACCATTGGCGCAACCACAGGCGCTACCGTATCTATACCGTATACATCTACAGCATCTGCAATGATTGTTTATTGTGATGGTACAAATTTTTATCCAGCTTCTAATTCAACATCTGGAACATTTACCGCAAGTATATTTAGCGGCGCTGGAACTGGACTTACTGGAACAGCAGCAGGTTTATCTATTGGTGGAAATGCAGCAACTGCTACAAGTGCTACAACAGCAACTAATATAGCCAATGGTGCTGCTGGTTATATACCATATCAAACATCTTCTGGTAATACTTCATTTTTAGCTTTAGGTACATCTAGTTATGTTCTTACTGCTGGATCTACTGCACCGCAATATGTTTCTCAGGGTTCTTTAAGTGTAGGTAACTCATTACAAGCAACTAACTTAAATAACGGTTCAGCAGGGCAAATAGCTTACCAAACAAACGCTAATACCACAGGGTTCTTAGCTTTAGGTACAACTAATTATGTTCTTACAGCAGGTGCTTCTGCACCTCAGTATGTAGCCCAATCAACTCTATCTGTAGGAAGCGCAGTTTCCGCTACTACTGCAACAACGGCAACTAATATCGCTGGTGGAACCGCAGGTTCTATTGTCTATCAAACAGGTTCAGGCTCAACTTCTACATTAGGTTTAGGTACAACTAACTACGTTCTTACTGCTGGGGTAAGTGCTCCACAATATGTAGCTCAATCAACCTTATCCGTAGGAAGTGCAACAACTGCTACAACATCAACTAATTTAGCCAGTGGTTCATCTAACCAGATACCTTACCAAACAACTGCTGGAACAACATCATTTATTACTGCACCGACTACAGGTGTTACTTATTTGTCTTGGAATGGATCATCTTTTTCTTGGGCGGCTGCTGGTAGTTCAAGCACAACATATTCTGCAACTTTTAATAGCAGTGGTTCAGGCGCTTCTTCAGGAACAGCATTTAACAATAGTGCAAACGTAACTATTTCTTATAATACTATTGGTGCTTCACCACTTGCTGGTTCAACAAATATAACCACTCTTGGAACAATTAGTACTGGTACTTGGCAGGGTTCAGTAATCCAACCCGCATATATTGCTACACTAAACCAAAATACTACAGGTAATGCTGCAACTGCAACAAACCCACAATCTGGTGGATCATTTATTACATCTTCAAATATTGGTTCACAGAGTGTAAGTTTTGCTACAACAGCAGGATCAGCTACTAACTCAACAAATGCAACAAACGCTACTTATTCAACAAATATAGCTGGTGGAGCCGCTAATCAAATTCTTTATCAAACAGGAGTAAATGCTACAGGGTTTATTGCTGCTCCGTCAGCTAATACAGTTTTATACTATAACGGTTCGGCTTTTTCTTGGATTACTGGAGCAACTCCATTAGCTAATGGATGTGTCTATGAAAATGGACAAACCATCACAAGTAACTATACAATGACATCTGGTAATAACGGACAGTCAGCAGGACCTATAACGGTGGCAACAGGTGTAACAGTAACTATCCCAACAGGGAGTAATTGGGTAATTAACTAAGGAAAAATTATGGCAGGTACATTAGTAATTGATACATTAAACGCAAGTTCAGGACCACTACAAACAAATAATGGAATGAGTGGTATTGCTAAAGCATGGGTAAATTTTGCTGGTTCAACTGGTTCAATTAATAGTTCAATGAATGTTAGTTCTGTAACAAGAAATGCTACTGGAAACTATACAGTTACTTTTACAATTGCTATGCCTAATGCTAATTATGTAGTATGCCATGCCGCAACAAATCAAGGAACAAATAGTGGCAATTGGACTACAAGTGGTACTCCAGTTATTCAAACATATCTCGCTTCTACAAAATCAACTTCAAGTGTAAATATACTTAATATGTATGCAGGTGGTAGTAACGCTTTTGATAATGTGGAACAGGGTATTGCAATACACGCTTAATAAAGGATAAATCATGGCAGGAACAATCGTAAGCGATACAATTCAAAACGGTGCTGGCGCAAGTACTTCAACATCTAATGTAATTAATGGAAGTTGTAAAGCATGGTGGAATATTAATGGTGTAACCCCATATACTATAAATGCGTCTTATAATGTAAGTTCAGTTACTTATATATCAGGTGGACAATATCAAGTAACTTTTACAAATGCTATGACAGATGCTAATTACCATTTTTCAGGTAACGCATATTACAATGCTACATCTAATCAAATGTTTGTTAATTTTTCATCAAGTACTCCAGCAACAGCAAGCGCTGTAACCTTTTATGTAACAAATACTTCATCAGCAATTAATCCTACTTATTTTACAGGTTCAATAATTCGATAATTTTTTAAAGGAAAACAAATGACACAAGTAATTATTCATACAAACGACAACGGTGGAGTTTCAGTTACCGTTCCTACAGGCGAGTTACCTATTGATGCAGTTAAAACAAAAGATACTCCAGCAGGTTCAATCATTGTTGATTCTGACACACTCCCACAAGGTTCCGATGCTAAGTTCTTTGATGCTTGGGAAATGTCAGGTTCAACTGTAACTGTTAATCTTGATAAGGCTAAAACATTTGCTAACACTATGTTAAATGGTATGGCGAAGGCAGAAGTAACACACCGCACAACAAATGCGGGTATTGGTATAGAAAACAAGTTATCAGACGCAGATTGGTTGGCATTACTTACAACTGCTCGTACTGCTATTTCTTCTGCTACTACTACACAAGCATTATTAGACGCTTTAACACCTGTTCAAACAGCAATCGCAGATAATGCGTAAGGAGTAGGTTATGGCAATGATTGCAGGGGGGTCTAATGGAATTACATATCCCGATAGCACAAATACACCGGCAGCGAATGTAACAACAAAATTATCACCCGCCTTAACAGATACTTCAAACACTTTAACTATAAATGGCGGAGTTGCTTTTGATGGTACAAATGGTCTTTATGCTAATGGGACAAGATATTCAACAGCACCATAAAGTAAAAGCGTTGTTAGGACAATAAGTAAGTGAATGCCAGATATCAATCCAATTGCCGAGGGTGCAAAGTCTTTAGCAAATAGCCTTGAACAAAGTAGAGAGGCAGGAAAAAAGTTAACTAAAACCATTGAAAACATTCAGCATGATGGTACTGAGGTCGCTTTACAAGAATTAGAGGCAAGAAAGAAGCACAAAGCCCATGAGGAGGCGATGGAAAACTCGATGATATATCGGGCAATCCAAGAGTATCAGAATCAAAGCGCAATTATTGAAGCAGAAAATCAAGCCGAGCGAGAGTTTAAAGCCAAGTATGGTGCAAAAGAATGGTCTAAAGTCTTAGAGTTAAAAGCAGTTGTAGAGAAAGAACACCAAGAAAGTAAGAAATATTATGGTCACAAACTTGAAGACGTAAGAAGAGTGCAGTTTTATTGTTGGTTTGCTGCTTTTATTATTACTTGTTTGTTGTTTTATTTTAATCTTGTATGAGCTGGGTTAAGTATTGGTTTGCGGTATTTTTAGTTGAATTAGTTATTTGGTCTTATGTAATTTATTTGCATTTTGAGATTAAAGAACTAGAAAAAATACGGGTACCAAGACCAAAATTTGATAAAGGACATAAGGTATTAGTTCGAACTAAAAAGGATATAGTCCGTGGATGATGATTTGTTTAAGTGGTGGACAATGTTCGCATTAATTTGTATGATGTTAATTATTCTATTAAAGGGTTGATATGGCACTAGATCCAATCTCAGCAGCATTAGACTTAGGTAATACTCTAATCACTAGAATTTTTCCTGATCCCGCTCAAGCCGCTAATGCTAAACTAGAACTTTTAAAACTACAACAGTCTGGCGATTTAGCTACCATGACTGCTCAAACTGATATTAATAAAGAGGAAGCAAAAAGCACAAATTGGTTTGTAGCAGGTGCTAGACCTTTTATTTTATGGATATGTGGTTTTGCAATGTTGTATTGCACATTAATTGAACCAATATTAAGGTTTGTTGCAGTTGTTCTTTATGGATATACTGGCCCATTTCCTGTTATTGATTCTAATTTTACAATGCAAGTTATGTTTGGAATATTAGGTCTTGGTGCAATGAGAACTTATGAAAAATCAAAAGATGTTGAAGGCAATCGTTAAAACTTGTTACGCTTGTAAAAAAGAAAAACCTGTTTCAGAATTTTACAGGTCTAATGTAAATTATTATCAAAAAGAATGTAAAATTTGCAACAAAGAGAGAAAGTATAAATGGCATCAAACAGAATTAGGCAAATTGTCTAGTGCAAATACTAAATTAAAAAGAAGATTTGGTATTACATTAGATGATTTTAATGAAATGTATAAAAACCAAGGTGGTAAATGTTTAATATGTGATGCAACAGAAAGTATGTCAGGTCATAGGTTAGCTGTTGATCATTGCCATATAACAGGAAAAATTCGTGGTCTTTTATGTAAATCTTGCAATGTTGCTCTTGGTGGATTTAAAGATAATATTGAAAGTTTAAAAAAAGCAATCAAATATTTAGAGGAAAGTAAATGAACACAAAAGATCATATATTAGTAATTTCCACTTATGCTTTAGTTGGCGTAGTTGGCGCATTTATTCTAATGTTTATTTATGCCATTATTGATCCTGCTGTAGATGATACAAAAGTATTTGAGATTATTGGTCCAGCTTTCCAAACTGTGATTGGTGGATTTATTGGTTTAATTACTGGTATCAAAATAGGAAACGACGATGAAAAATAATTATGAAGCTGCGTTAGCCCACGTATTAAAGAGCGAAGGACTTTGGAGTGATAATCCTGCCGATCCAGGTGGGGCTACTATGAAAGGAATTACCTTAGCCGTTTATCGTGAATGGAAAAGAAACCCACACATTACTAAAGATGAACTTAGGGTAATCCCTGATGAAGACGTGTATAATTTATATAAGCAAAATTATTGGGATAAGATTCATGGTGATGACCTTCCTGCTGGTGTCGACTATGCCGTATTTGATAGTGCTGTTAACATGGGCGTGGGCAGAGCTGCCAAACTCATACAAGAGGCAGCTGGAGTTGCTGCGGATGGCGTGCTGGGACCCACGAGCTTATCGTTTATTCAAAAGGCTGACCCTAAAGAGTTAATTGAAAAGTTTAGTCAGTTAAAAGAAGCTTTTTATAAATCACTAAGTACATTCCCTACTTTTGGAAAAGGTTGGCTTAATAGAGTTGCTGAAGTAAAAACATTATCTGAATCAATGTTAGGGTAAACCCCATGCCTTTACAGAAGCTACAATTTCGTCCAGGACTTACTAGAGAGGTTACTACTTACTCTAATGAAGGCGGATGGTTTGATGGCAATAAGATAAGGTTCCGTTTCGGGTTTCCTGAAAAGATAGGCGGCTGGGTTCAGCAATCTTCATATCAGTTTTTAGGTATTGCAAGGTCATTATGGAACTGGATTGATCTTAACGGCAATAACTATATTGGTGTTGGTACTAACCTTAAGTATTATATTCAAGGCGGTGGTTTTTACAATGACATAACGCCAGTAGTGCAAACTACGACTACAGGTACAGCTACTACTGTTAATACTTCAAAGACTGTAACAATCACAGATACATCTTATAACCCAAACGTAGGTGATTACTTTTATTTCTATAATCCATCAACTGCAATTACAGTAGGTGGTATTACTTTAGCTACGGCTGGACAACAGGTAGAATACGTAGTAACTAGCGTACCTAGTGCTACAACTTTTACATTCACAGCTGCAACTGCTGCAACATCCTCTACAACTTCAGGGGCAATCACTAGCATCTATTATGAATATCCTACAGGATTAAATACATATGTACCTGGTACTGGATGGGGTGTTGGTCCTTTTGGTCGAGGTGGTTGGGGTAGTGGATATACTTCAGGCGTAACTCAATCTTTGCGTTTATGGTCAAATGATAACTTTGGGCAAGACTTAGTTATTGCACCACGTGGTGGTCCTATCTTTTATTGGCAAGATGCTAACGGCGTATCTGTTAGGGCTCAGTATTTATCCGCTTTAGCTAATACAACTACGGCTGTAGTCGATGCTTCTACATTTGGTTCTGGTGCGTCAAGTATTACAGTAACAGCAACTAATGCTCCAAATATTTATCCTAACATGTACATTACTGGTATTGGCATTCCAGCTGGTACTTACGTAGCACCGTCGTACGTCACAGGGTCTACTACTGTACCTCTTTATCCTGCTGGTACAACAACTACTTTACCTAGTTCAAGCACATATAATTTCTCGTACGCAGGTGCGTACGTACCGATCGAAACCTTGCAGGTAATTACTTCATCTATACAACAGTTCGTTATTGCCTTCGGTGCTAACCCATATAGTCCTGGTACACCTAACACTACGTTTAATCCGATGCTTGTGCGTTGGTCTGATCAAGCTAACCAGTATCAATGGATACCAATACTAACTAATCAGGCTGGTGAATTTACTTTAACTAATGGTTCTTACATAATGGCAGCGCGTTCAACCCGCCAAGAGATTTTAGTTTGGACTGATTCAGCGCTTTATTCAATGCAATATATCGGCGCACCTTATGTTTGGGGTTTTCAGCTCTTAATGGATAACATATCTGTTATGTCTCCAAACTCAATGATCACAGTAAATAATATAACTTACTGGATGGGTAAAGAGAAATTTTATTTTTATTCTGGTACAGTGCAAACTTTACCTTGTTCACTAAGACAATACATCTTTGATGATATTAATCAAGATCAGTCTTACCAGATTTTTGCTGGTGCTAATGAAGCTTATAGTGAAGTATGGTGGTTTTACTGTAGCGTAAGTGGTGGCGGACAAACAGTAGATAGATATGTAATTTTTAACTATTTAGATAACGTATGGTATTACGGCACTATGGCTCGTACAGCTTGGTTAGATTCTGGCATATTTAATTATCCGATCGCTGCGGACTATAACAGTAGATTGCTTTTCCATGAAAACGGTGTAGATGATGTTGCTACAGGAACTACTTTACCTATTGATGCTTATATACAGTCTTCTGACTTTGATATCGGTGATGGGCAAAACTTTGGGTTTGTATGGCGTATTCTTCCAGACGTAAACTTTAACGGCTCTGTTAATGGCTATCCATCTGTAAATATGACAGTTGTACCAAGACAAAACTCAGGCGCACCTTATGGCGTAGCCGCTAATCCATTAGTACCTTCTTATGGTGGATCAAATACTTTATATGGTAGTCCGCAACCCTATAGCAAAACTAATCAGGTATATACAGTTCAGCAGTTTGATGGTCAAGTCTATACAAGACTAAGAGGTCGTCAGATGTCATTTAGGATTGAGTCAAATACAGTGGGCACTACATGGCAGCTTGGTAGTCCAAGAATTGACCTTAAGCCAGATGGAAGAAGATAATGGCTAATTCAAATTTTGATACCTATAACGGAACTCCACTTGTTCCTACACCACCAAATTTACCAGTGCCGCCACAAAGTTATAGTTCTGATTTTGAAAACCATATTTTTAATGCATTAAGACTTTACTTTAATCAATTAAATAACTTTGCTCAAGCTACTCAAACACCTAGTACAGGGACTACAGCTCAAAGACCGAAAGTAGCTTTACAAGTAGGTAGATTCTATTTTGATCAAACACTTGGTTATCCAATTTGGTGGAGTGGATCTAAATGGGTAAATAGTAGCGGAACGGCGGTTTAAATGATATTATCTACTCAACGTACTAAGTTAGATGTAGTGTTACCTGAACTTAGAGCATTACCACAATTAGATTGTAAAACTAAACATTACTTTGGGCCCGGGTTATATGTAAGAGAAGTAACCATGCCTGCTGGTGCAATAGTTATTGGTAAACCACACAAAACAGAACATCTATGCGTCATGCTTCAAGGACGTATGAGAGTAAAGAATGAAGATGGTGAAGTTGCAGAGCTAGTAGCTCCAGCTACATTTGTAGCAAAACCTGGTAGGAAAGTAGCGTATATATTAGAAACAGTTGTATTTCAAAACATATTTGCTACTGAAGAAACTGATATTGAAAAGTTAGAACATATGTTTATAGATACTCTAGCATTGGAAGGAAACTAATATGGCAGTCGTTGATATAGCTGTTGCGGTAGGTTCAGCTGTCGGTCTTGAAGGAACTGCAGCTGCTATTGGAGGTGGTGCACTTTTAGGTGCTGGTGCTGGTGGACTATACGGTGCTGCAACTGGCGGCAATGTCGGTCAAGATATGTTGATGGGTGGTTTATTAGGTGGCGGCTTTGCTTACGGAGCTGGTGCTTTAGGATTTGGTAGTGACGCTACTGATGCGTTATTTAATCTTCCTGGAAGTGGAGCTACTTTAGGCGGTAGTAATACTGTTGCTGGTAATACTGTTGCTGGTAATACTGTTGCTGGTGCTGTAGGCGCTGGTCCTGCTCCAACTACATTTACTCCTGGTACTTCTTCTTTAGGTGCTGGATATACTGGTTCTAATTTAGGTGGAGCTTCATTAAATGGATTAGGTTCTGGGGCTATTACTGATACTTCAGCTCAATTAGGTGGTACAGCATATGGCGGCGGAACAGCAACTGCTGGGTCAAGTCTTTTAGGTGGTGCTGGAGCTACTGGAGCTACTGGAGCTGCTGGTGGTAGCTCACTTACAAATGGTATGGCATCTGCTACTGCATTTATGAAAGAACATCCGATCATGACAGGGTTAGGTCTTTATACTGCGGCTAGTGCTTTAGGTTTAGGTAAACAACCAGGAGTAACTTTGCCAGCTGGTGCTGCTCCCTCTAATATGGATACAAGTTATTTTAAATTAGATCCTTCTACATTCCAACCTAATAGACCACAACCAGTAACAGGTCCGGTTAAACCTGGAGTTACCCCACCATACCCTAACTATGTACAAAACCCTTATCAACCTACAGGATATGCTTCAGGTGGTATTGCTAGTTTTAGTAAAGGTAAAACTGTATATGAAGATATACAACAATATGAAAATATGTTAGCCCCACAACATGTTAATACAGAAGATCCAAGTTGGGTAAAAGATGTAGGAATTGTTGTTGATACTGACCCTAATACTAAAAACTTATCGCCTCTAGATAAAACTAAATATCAACTAGCGCAAGCATATGCTAGGTCTGGTATGCCTACTAGTTCTGGTATTGGACTAAATCAACAAACTGCTCCTTACGGAACAATTAATACAGACCCTTACATGGTTCAACAAGCTCAACAAGCTCAACAAACACAAAATGCTGCTAGTGGCGGAATCATGGGATATAGTTTAGGTGGTTATGCACATGGTGGTAATCCTCGTTTGCTTAGAGGTCCTGGTGATGGTATGAGCGATGATATTCCTGCAACAATCGGTGAAAGACAACCAGCTAGATTAGCTGATGGAGAGTTTGTAGTGCCAGCAGATGTAGTAAGTCATTTAGGTAATGGCTCAACTGAAGCAGGTGCAGAAAAGTTACACGGTATGATGGATAAAATTAGAATGGCTAAGACAGGCAAAAAGAAACAAGCGCCTCAACTTAAGACCGATAAATTTATACCTTCATAATTATTAGGGGAATATAAATGGCAGACTTAAGTTTTTTAGGAAATATATTTAATCCTAGCAGTAGTACCGCTACATCGCAACCAACTGGTACAAACGTATATCAAACAAATATACCTGAGTATGCGCAACCGTACGTCCAGAATATGATGAACGCCACACAGGCGCAAATATTTCAAACAGATGCAAGTGGTAACGTAACTGGCTTCAATCAGTACCAGCCTTATTCTGGTATGGATCAAACTGCATATAACAACGCTTCACAAGCAGTAGCTGGATTTTCTCCACTTCAACAACAAGCTCAATCTGCCGCTGCTAACTTACAAATGCCTGGTCAATATGGCGCTGCTACTAATTTAGCAACTGCATCTGGTTTAGGTGCTTTAGGTACAACAGGTCAAGCTGGTATGTATGGCGGTATGGGGGCAAGAGCTGGCCAACAAGCTGCTGGCATGTCAAATGCTTATGGTGGACTAGGTGCGATGGCTGGGCAACAAGGAGCTGGTATAGGACAAAATTTAGCTAACTTATCTACTGACCCTAACGCTTTGCAAGCGTACATGAATCCATACATTCAAAATGCTTTAAACCCAGCGCTGCAATTATCTAATCAGCAGTATGGCATGTTGGGTCAACAAGAACAAGCTAACGCTACTAAATCTGGTGCGTTTGGTGGAACACGTGAAGCATTGATGGCTGGTTTAAATCAACAGAATCAAATGCTGGCTAATAATCAGTTAATCGGTAATGCTTATAACACCGCATATGGCCAAGCCCAACAACAAATGAATGCTGCTAATCAAGCTGCTTTATCAGGTAATGCACAAGCATTACAAGGTTATGGCATGGGTTTACAAGGCGCTGGGCAAGCTGGTCAGTTAGGTATACAAGGTGCGCAAACTGGATTACAAGGTGTTGGAGCTCAACAAGCTGGTTATGGTCAAGCTGGTCAGGCAGGTGCTACTCTTGCTGGTATTGGTGGACAACAACTTGGTGCTCAACAAAACATTATTAATACGCAAGCACAACAAGGTGCAGCACAACAAGCTAATGCTCAACAGATTATCAATCAAGGTATTCAGAACTATGCTACAGCACAACAGTATCCGCTTATGCAGTTGGGTACTATGTCTAATATGTTGCATGGATTACCAATGCAAGCTGCTACTACTCAACAATATCAAGCTGCGCCTAGTGCATTGAATCAAGCTGTTGGTGTTGCTGGTGTTGCTGGGTCATTGGCTGGAGCAAGAGGTGGTCTACCTTCTGAGTTTAAAAAAGGTATTAAAGGCTATGCAGGCGGTGGCGTAATTGATGGCACGCAAGCAGATCTAGAAGATATGCCTACAGATGCTTTACAAAAAGAAATGAGCGTTACACAAAGCCCAACTATTAAAAATCAGATTAAACAGATCCTTCAAGCACGCGCTGGTTCACAATATGCTGGCGGCGGGATTATTGCGTTTTCTGATGGTAATGATGGTGAGGCAGTAAAAGACCCAAATAAAAATAGTACTATGCTATCTCGTTTTATTAATGAAAGCCCAGAAAGTCAAGCGGCTCTATTTAGATCAGCATCCATGAGTAATAACCCACCATCTGAAAATACATCGGGTGGTATTAAATTTCCTTCTGGTTCTTTAATAGGAAGAATTCAAAACTACTTTGCAGAAAATCCAAATGCAGATGTTATGAGTACTCCTGGTTATAAAATGTTAGGTTTTGGTAAAGATAATAAACAAA